TACCAAGATCTCGCCACGCGCCAAGGTAGAGCCTCTTAGCCGTGATCGTGATCAGGCAAAGAAGTGGCTTGATAGCATTCCTGAGGTTGATACTGTTGCAAACTTGAAGTCTTATGATGAGATTGAAAAGCTTGTTAATGACTGGATCAACGGCGGCTCTACTGGCTCTGACTCTGGTACAAGCCGTGGTGGTAACAGCAGCGGTAGCAACAGCTCTTCAGATAGTGGAAATTCTCGCGCCGTTGATAAGCTTGCCGCATTCGATGAGGATGAGCCTCGTCCCCCAAAGAAAACAGGTGGAGATGGTAAGGCTGCCGAGAAGAAGCTTGCAGACGCATTTGCTGACTTAGATAACGATCTCTTCTAAGATCTGCATCTTCTAAAATTTGCAAGGGGTGGGGGGAAATAAAGTCCTCTCACCCCTTGCAAATATCATGACTTATACATTAAAATTCTCAAGGAGAAAAAATGGCCAAGAAAGACACAGCCTCACAGGCAAACAAGACAATTGCTGATGATTTTACCACTGAACTAATCACATCTCTCAACAAGGATCACGGCTCTCGAATTGCATACAACTTATCGGTTGATACTTCACCGGCACACGTCAAGCGTTGGATCTCAAGTGGATCCAAGCAACTTGATTTGATCATCTCGAATAGGGCCAACGGTGGCCTTCCAGAAGGGCGAATTGTGGAAATCTTTGGTCCACCGTCGATTGGCAAGTCTCATATCGCCACCCAGATTGCACGCTCCACCCAGCTAATGGGCGGTATTGTGGTCTACATCGACACCGAGAACGGCACCTCAGTCGAGAATCTGGCAGCCCTAGGCGTTGACGTCAGCAAGCGATTTGTCTATGTCGACACCCACTGCACCGAGGAGGTGCTTGGGATCGCTGAGCAGACGATCCTGAAGGCGAAGGCCATGGCGAAAGATGTTCCGATCACCATTGTCTGGGACTCGGTGGCAGCCAGTTCACCGAAGGCTGAGCTGGAAGGTGCCTATGACAAGGACACCATCGGTCTCCAAGCTCGTGCGATCTCGAAAGGCATGCGAAAGATCACCGGTGTCATTGGCGACCAGAACGTTCTCTTCGTCATCCTTAACCAGATCAGGACCAAGATTGGTGTCATGCACGGCGATCCGACCACGACTCCTGGCGGAATGGCTATCCCATTCCACGCTTCTGTCCGACTCAAACTCGGGGCCGGCTCCCATATTGAGAACAAACAAGGGGAGGCAATTGGCATCAATGTCTGGGCAAAAACCATTAAGAATAAGGTGGCGCCTCCATTCCGTAAGGTGGAGTTTCGTATCATTTTCGGTAAGGGCATTGAAGAGCATGAGGAAGTCTTTGATGTACTTCGAGAACACGGACCTGATATGATCAATGATCATGAAGTTATCTTTGAAGGAACAGGCGCTTGGAAGACAATGCGTGTCACCAATGAGAAGAACGAGAACATCATTGAGAAGAAATTCCATAAGTCTGATTTCGGCGATATGTGGAAAGATCCACTGTATAAGTCTTGGATTGATGGACTTCTGGAAAAAGCACTGATCAGAACTGCTGTTAGCACTGCAGACCTTGATATCGATTCTGAATCTTATGAAGAGATGAGAGCTCTTCGTGATCAACTTGTCGGTGCAGACATCGACCCGGAGGCCTAAATGCTCGGAGGAAGACCAACACTCCTGCTTGACGGCTTAAACTGTTTTACGCGACATTTTTGTGCAAATCCGACGCTGGGAGCAAATGGACAGGCTGTTGGTGGGATAGTTGGCTTCCTCAATGAGCTCGGGCAGAAAGTTGACTTTCTTAACCCGCATCGTGTGATTGTCGTCTGGGAGGGAGGTGGCTCCACCAGGCGACGTGCCCTTTTCTCTGAGTACAAGGCAAAGAGAAAGCCACAGAAGCTCAACAGATACTACGAGGGTGAGATTCCTGACACAGTCGGCAATCGCAACTGGCAGGTCGCAACGCTTGTCCAGATTCTGAGGCTTCTCCCAGTCCAGCAGAGCTACGTGACAGACTGCGAGGCCGATGATGTCATCGCCTACGTTGCCAGGTATCGCCTGAAGGATGATCCATGCGTCATCATGTCATCCGACAAAGACTACTACCAGCTCCTTGACGATCGTGTCAGGATCTGGAGTCCAACATCAAAGTCTTTTGTTATCGCCCCAGACGTCCTGTCCCGGTTTGGCTGTACAGCGGGCAATTTTGTCACAACTCGATGCTTTGTCGGTGATGTCTCGGATGGGATTCCAGGTGTCGATGGAGCTGGCTGGAAGACCATGGCTAAGCGATTCCCAGAGGTCTCTGGGGACACTCAACTGAGCCCAGACGATGTGATTGGTATGGCACAAGCCAGGGCCTCCCAGAAGGGCCCCCAGGTACTCAGAAACATATCCGATAGCGCTGCGCTCGCAAGGCTGAACTGGCAGCTGATGAATCTCGATGTCAGCTCGCTGTCTGGGACCCAGGTCGGAAAAATTGATTCTGGTCTTGAGCTCTTCAAGCCAGAGGCGAACAAGATGGAGTACCTGCGCTATATTGTCAAATCCGGCATCAACAACTTTGATCGTGAGAGGGTGTTTTCACAGCTCTCGCTTCACCTACTCCATACTTAATACAAGATGCACAATAGACTGAACAGCCTGGAAGCACGCATGGTGTGGCCGATCAGCGCTGTTGATCTAAGCAATAGCAGTATCAGCGGCAGGCACCCTTGTCCAAATTTTACTTTGGCGTGTAGCTCAAGCTGCGATAAGAAACGCCTGAAAATTTGACTAAAATGTTTAGTATTACAATAATGGCTTCATATCCCGATCAATCGTAAATGACAAATTCACACAAGAAGATGAAACAATGAGCGAAAATTTTTCTGATCCACTTTTCAAGAACTATGGCAAGAGATTTCAAGAACAGATCTTTCAGGGACTCCTGACGGATCACGCCTGGGCGACCCAGGTCATCGAGGTCATGAAGGCTGACTACTTTGACTTGAAGTATCTGGCGTTCTTGACGGATCGTTATTTCAAGCATTTCGAGAAGTATAAGTGTTTCCCAACAATGCAGCTCCTTGTTTCAATTGTCAAGGAGGACCTGAAAGCGGGACCGGATGCAATCCTTAAAGATCAGATCATTGACTTCTTGACGCGGATGCGTGCAAATCCTGATGTTGGAGATCTTGGTTATGTGAAAGAGAAGACGCTTGACTTCTGCAAGCGACAGGCTTTTCGTGAAGCTCTTGAGAAAGCTGTTGAAATGGTTGCAACAGATAAGTTTGAGTCTGTTGTAGACCTGATGAAGCACGCCGTTTCTGTTGGTATGCCAAACACTGTTGGTCACGATTTCCTTGAGGACGCAGAAGCTCGATTTGTCAAGATCAATCGAAATCCATGCCCAACTGGTCTTGATGTTATCGATGGCAAAGACATCCTTCGTGGTGGACTTGGACGAGGTGAACTTGGTGTTGTTGTTGCTGCAACTGGCGTTGGAAAGTCACATTGGCTTGTTGCAATGGGGGCGCACGCGCTGAAGCTGGGCAAGAACGTTGTTCATTATACGTTTGAGCTTACAGAAACTTCTGTTGGACTCCGTTATGACTCAAACCTTTGTGGTATTTCTTCAAGTGATGTTCCTGATAGAAAAGATGAAGTGCTAAAGACATACGAAACTATGGAGCTTGGACGGCTGATTATCAAAGAGTATCCAACCGGAGCCGCCACAGTCCAGACTCTTCGTAGTCACATCGAGAAATTGAGTCTCAAGGGGTTTATTCCAAGCCTTATCATCATCGATTACGCAGATATTATGAGATCTTCACGAACATTTGATTCACTACGACATGAGTTAAAGCTTGTTTATGAAGAGCTCAGAAATCTTGCAATGGAACTCAACTTACCAATTTGGACTGCATCTCAGTCTAACAGAGAAGGTTCAAACGCTGATGTTGTCGGCCTTGAGAACATGAGCGAAGCATATGGAAAAGCAATGGTTGCGGACGTTGTGATGTCGCTTTCCAGAAAACCTTCAGAAAAAGCAGATGGTTCAGGTCGTCTTTTTGTGGCAAAGAATCGTGCAGGAAAAGATGGCGTGTTATTCCCTATTCACATTGACACATCTCAGTCTAGAATAAAAGTTCTTGATGAGAACAGTCTGACTTTGTCTGAATCAATGACACAAGACGGTAGTGATGCAAAGAAGCTTCTTAGAAAGAAGTGGCAAGAAGTAACTGGAAATAAGTGAGGAATAAATGATCTACAGCGATAACGAAGTCTTAAAGAAGACACATGAGTATTTTGATGGAGACGAGCTTGCACCCGATGTCTTTCTGAAGTATGCGCTTCGTGATAGCGCCGGTCAGCTGCTCGAGTCAGATCCTGATCAGATGCATAGGCGGCTTGCCCATGAGTTTGCTCGGGTTGAGGCAAAGTATCCAAACCCAATGAGTGAAGACGAGATCTATGATCTTCTGAAGGGCTTTGCCGATGTTGTTCCGCAGGGCTCGCCAATGTCTGGCATAGGCAATCCCCATCAGTTACAGAGTCTTTCCAACTGTTTTGTCATTGATGCACCTCATGATAGCTACGGCGGTATCTTGTTCTCTGACCAAGAACAAGTTCAGATTATGAAGCGTCGAGGTGGCGTTGGCATGGATGTCTCTAACATTCGTCCAAAGGGCCAGCCCACATCCAACGCTGCAAGGACCACAGACGGTCTTGGTATTTTCATGGAGCGGTTCAGCAACTCTACACGTGAAGTTGCGCAAGGTGGCAGGCGTGGTGCTTTGATGCTCACAATTGATTGTCGCCATCCTGAAATTGAAACTTTCATTGACATCAAGCGTGATCTTAAGAAAGTTACTGGTGCAAACATCTCAATCCGATTCACTGACGAGTTCATGCAGGCTGTGGAAAACAACTCTGAATTCACACTTCGCTGGCCAGTTGAGAAGAGCGCAGAAGACGCAGAGATTACCAAAGTTATAAATGCAAAGCAAGTCTGGGATAAATTCATTGATGCTGCTTGGACATCAGCTGAGCCTGGCGCACTTTTCTGGGACACGATAATCAAAAACGGCATTCCAGATTGTTATCAGGATATTGGCTATAAGACAATTAGCACCAACCCTTGTGTAACGGGCGACACTGAGGTGATGGTTGCGGATGGTCGCGGATTTGTAGACATCAAAACCCTTGCAGATGAAGGGTTTGATGTTCCTGTCTTTGCATGCGATGAAAAGGGAAAGATCGTCATCAAGACCATGCGAAATCCACGAGTCACCGGAAAAAATGCACAGGTCTATCGTGTGACTGTAGAAGGCGGCCATACATTCCGCGCAACCGGTAATCACAAGATGATAATGCGTGATGGAAGCGAGCGAGAAGTGAAAGATCTAGTTTCTGGTGATTCACTCTGGATCTCTCACCATGTGAGCGGAAAGTTTAATGAGGCACTTCCCGGATTACGCGCCACAACATCACAAGATTACAGCTGGATTCGAAATGGTGGCAGCAAAACTTGGAAATCTGCGCACCGCATTATATGGGAGCACTTTAACTCCAAGAAGATTGGAAAAAATGAAGTCATTCATCATGTTGACTTCAACTCACTTAACAATAGAGCTGATAATCTTTTATTAATGAGCAAAGAAGACCATGATCGGTATCATGCTGATCTGATCAGAGGCAAGAATAACCCAATCTTCAAGATCAAGTCGAACGCTAAGAGATTTGCTGAATATTCAAAAAAGATGTCACAATCTGTTAGTGGAATGAACAATCCTCGTGCCTACAATATCACAACACCTGAAATCATTGATGCAATTGCTAAGTTAACGCTGAGCCTGGGCCGCCGGGTGACAGGTTCTGATTGGAGTAGCTACGCTCAGAAGAATGATTATCCGTCTTTCCTAAATGATTTTAGGCTTGGCGAGAAATCTTTTGCTGAGACATGTTATGAGATTGCTATTTCATGTGGGATTTCTACCGATATTTGCAATCTTGATCCAAGAACAGCACGTCGTGTGCTCCGCGCAGAATCAAATGGTTATCGCTGGATGATGACTGACAGTGCTCTTCAGGTTGAAAAAACGTGTGAGTGGTGCAAGATTAACTTTTGGACTAACTATGACAACCGCGAGGTTTCTTTCTGTGGACACTCTTGTTCAAATATGTATGCTAATCGTCGAGCAGGAAAGAATCAGAAGCGAATTAACTCTTTAAGAGAAATGCACGTTTCAAACGGCGAAAAGAAGCGCATAGCGCAGCTTAACGTTTTTACGTCACTTCGTAGCAATCTTAGCAGAGCGCCGCTTTTAAAGGAATGGGAGGCTGCCTGCAAAAAGACAGGATGTTCTACACGACTTAAGACTGAAAATGGATTTTCTTCCTGGAGCGATCTTAAGAATTCAGCTGAAAGCTTCAATCATCGCATCATTTCAGTTGCGGTTGACGGAAATGAGGACGTTTACAATGGAACCGTTGATGATGTTCACACATTCTGTTTTAGGGTAGGAAAAGAATCTATCGATAACTTTAAGAATGAAGCGGATCTCATTCTGGCAAGCAGGCAATGCGGAGAAATTGCCCTCAGCCCATATGACAGCTGCCGTTTAATGGTCATCAACCTTACCTCATTTGTTTTAAACCCGTTTACTGATTGTGCAAAGTTTGATTTCTCTCGTTTTAGATCTGTTGCCTATAAAGCCCAAAGACTTATGGACGATCTTGTTGACCTTGAAGTAGAATGTGTTGACCGTATTCTTGCAAAGATTGATAGTGATCCACAACCTGAGCATGTCAAGCGGATTGAGAAAGATCTTTGGATAAAGATTAAGGCAACTGGGCTTAATGGTCGTCGGACAGGTCTTGGTATAACAGGTCTTGGGGATGCAATTGCAGCCATGAACGTCAGGTATGGCAGCGATTTCTCAATTTCAATGACAAAAGACATTTATAAAGAACTTGCTGTTGGAGCCCATTGTTCTTCTCTTGTTTTAGCAACTGAGCGTGGCGCTTTCCCAGTCTTTAACTATGAAAAAGAGAAAGATCACGTTTATCTCAACAAGATAATGGAATTATGCGGACCTGATATGGTTGACATGTGGAAAAAGACAGGTCGTCGTAACATCGCCCTGACAACCACTGCACCTGTTGGCTCTGTTTCTTGTTTGACCCGCACAACAAGCGGCATTGAGCCATCATTTTTGCTCTCTTATAAACGCCGACGTAAGATTACACAAGGTGATATTCAATCTAGAACAGATTACATTGACCCTATGGGTGATAAGTGGCAGGAATACACTGTTTATCACCACTGGTTTAAGAAGTGGATGGATGCTACTGGTAAGGCTGATCCGCAAGAAAGCCCATATTGGAATGCAACGGCCAATGACATTGACTGGGAAAAGAGCGTTGACATCCAAGCCGCAGCCCAGCAATGGGTTGACCACTCCATCAGCAAGACTTGTAATCTTCCTAACTCTGCAACACGTGAGACAGTTGATGCTGTTTATATGCGTGCATGGAAAACAGGCTGCAAAGGCTTCACTGTCTATCGCGATGGGTGTCGTGCTGGGGTGTTGGTCGCAAATGATGAACCAAAGAAAGAAGTTAAGAAATCTGATGATCGTTTTTCTCCAAAACGACCAAAGTCGCTTCAGTGTGACATTCATCGTGCCAATATCAAAAATGGAGATGCTTCTGAATCTTGGCTCGTCTTGATCGGTCTTAGCGAAGGTATACCATATGAAGTATTTTGTGGGATTCCAGAGAATATTGAGATTCCTAAGAAGTTTAAAGTAGGAACTCTTCTAAAGAACGGCAAGCGTGATGGGATCACGACATATAATCTTCTTGTTTCAACCGGTTCTGGTGAAGATGATAACATCATCTTCAAAGACATCGTAAATCTTTTTAACAATCCAACACAAGGAGCTTTTACCAGGACTATTTCTCTGGCCTTGCGCCATGATGTTCCGCTACATTATGTTGTGGAACAGTTGCAAAAAGACAAAAATAGTGATATGTTTTCATATGCCCGGGTAATTGCTCGGGTCCTCAAAGGATACATCAAAGATGGTACTAAGTCAACTGAAAAGGGATGTCCGAGCTGCGGGAGTTCTGAGCTCTTCTATCAAGAAGGGTGTCTCTCTTGCAAAAGTTGTGGCTTCTCAAAATGCGGATAGCCGAAAAAAGGCTTTAGAAGAATCAGAAGAACTAGAAGAAATTATCAACCTATCACAGTCGGGGTATGCATTGAACTTTATCGCAGACGTCTCTCCTCATATCAAGGCAATCGAACTTCGGGTCGATCCTATCATCATTCGTGTCAACAAGTTTGACGAGGAATCAGCAAAAGAATTTACTGATCTTATGAGTCGTGCACAGAATACTGGTCAATCTGTAATTCCTGTTGTTATCGACTCTTACGGCGGTCAAGTTTATTCGTTGATGTCAATGATCAGTGCCATCCGTGCCTCTCGGATTCCTGTTGCCACTATCATCGAAGGCAAGGCAATGAGCTGCGGCGCCCTTCTCTTCAGCTTTGGTGCTGAAGGCATGCGTTATATGGATCCAGATGCAACTCTGATGATCCACGACGTATCGACCGGTGCAATTGGAAAGATTGAAGAAGTCAAGGCAGACGCAAAAGAAGGCGAGCGTCTCAACAAGAAAGTCTACGAGATGATGGCTCGTAATTGCGGCAAGCCTGCTGATTACTTCTTAAAGCTTGTTCATGATCGTGGTCATGCAGATTGGTATCTTGAAGCCCAAGAAGCCAAGAATCATAATCTTGCCAATGAGCTGAGAATTCCTACTCTGACTTGTAAAGTTGACCTCAAATACATCTTGGACTAAGTGAAAACTAAAAAGCTTGAACTACTAATCAAGGTCATTGTTTGGCGAGCTCTCTCAATGAGCTGTGGGTTTGCAATAGCCTACATCTTCACTGGGAAGCTCGCCGAATCGATTGGCATCACTGCACTTATTGGACCAACACTTGCCCTGGTCCAATGGTTCTTTGAGATATTTTGGGACAGACACGTCAGGGAGAATTTGAAACATGTCATCGCAAGACAACAAGGCAGAATTGATTGGCTTCTATGGTGGCGACGAAGCGCACGCTCTGTCAGCCTGGACAAGCACCAGCCGGGACCTGACAGCCGACAAGAAGAACAGAATCCCCTCTCTCCTAAAAATGCTGGCAGAGAATGGACATGAGACGCCATTTGAAAAAAGCTCTCTTAGTTTTCTTGTAACAACTGACATAGCAACTCACATCCAGCTACTTAAACATAGAATAGGCTGTAGCATCAATGCGGAGTCGGCTCGCTATAAAGAGCTCAAAGACGACAAGTATTATGTCCCACGTGACTGGCCAAATGATGAGAAAGCACGATACATTGCATTCATGGAAGACGCTCTCATACGCTATCATGACGCTCTCGAGCGTCTTGTAGCGGGCGGCATGGATAGAAAGCGTGCTAAAGAGAGTGCTCGTTTTTACTTGCCTTATGGTAACCAGATCACAGCTGATGTCATGTTTAATTGGAGATCTTTCAATCATTTCCTTGGACTCAGAATGAAGCCAGGGGCTCAGCGAGAAATCTGCTGGCTTGCAGAAGAGATGCTGAAGCAAGTAAAAGAAATTCCCGGTGATCCGTTTAAGCATACAATCCACGCTTTTGGATATTAAGCCATATTTAAGAATATGAGCATCATAATCAAAATTTTCGAACGCCTGCTTGAGTCTTCTAAGAAAGAAACCAAAAAGTTTAAATGTCCAAAGCCAACGCAAGACGTCAAGTTGAACTTGAAGAATCGCCAGGAAGCAATCAGCGACGAGCACTACGGGCCTGCAAATCCATCACTAGGAAATAAAAGTTTTTGGGCAGCAAAAGCCAAGATGTGGGATGACATTCCTGTGTCGGAAGCCAAGACAATGCGCTGTGGTAATTGCGCTGCTTTTGATCGTTCTTCCGAGATGCTAAAGTGCATTCGTGATGGACTCGATGATGAGAATGATTCTAAATCAGCCTACGATACTGTTGATGCTGGAACTCTCGGATATTGCCACATGCTGAAGTTCAAGTGTGCAGCGGCGCGGACCTGCGATGCTTGGGTCACTCGTAAGAAAACAAAAGAAAGCTGAAACGGACACTTCTGAATGACATTCAGTGACAGCGTCTTTTGAATAAAAGGGCTCACTAAAGCGGTATAATAGGTGGAGGATAAAAATGCTACTTGCTCTAATCATGCTTCTTTCTACCGCTGATGCCCATCCTGTCAGGCATCCGCCTCAACGTCCTGTGGCCCATGTCACTGTTGTAACTCATCCATCTTTTCACTGGGTCAATTCACACTATAATAAGTGGGGTAGATGGATACCAGGTCACTGGGTCGCGATTGTTCAGCGAGATGAGATTGTCTGTCGCAGGGATCGTGAAGGCCGCACTTACTGTGAAGCGATATAGCAAATTCGGCTTGTAAAATAGAGATTCACATATAAAATAGCTATATGTGGAGTCTATCTAATGCCAGAAGGTGGTGAGTGTAAGATCGCAGCTGAATCACTTGCAAAAGTGATGACAGGTCGTAAGATCAATTCGGTTGAGATCGTATCAGGACGATACGTCAAGAAACCATTTGAAGGATTCGATTCGCTGACCGCTGATCCTCCAAAGCGAGTGGTAGGTGTCGGCTGTCATGGCAAGTTTATCTATATCATGCTTGACGGCGGTGACTCTTCAATCTGGTCAACGCTTGGGATGACAGGCCATTGGTCAAAGAATCCTTCAACCCATACCCGGGTTAAGCTCACATTGGATGATGGTAAGTCAATCTACTACAATGACACCAGGAACTTTGGGACCATGAAGTGGGTTCGCGGTGCCGCAAAGCTGGCAGCAAAGCTCAAGTCCCTTGGACCAGACATGCTGTCTGAAGATGTCAGCCACGAGAAGTTTCAGGCCTCGGTGCTCAGACGTCCTAAGAAAACTTTGGCAGAAGTGATGATGGACCAGTCAATTATTGCCGGAGTTGGAAACTATGTTAAAGCTGACTCGCTTTGGCTGGCATCTCTTTCGCCTCACCGAATTGTTGACTCACTGTGCACTGAAGAGTTTGAGGCTTTGAATAATAGCATCAAAAACGTGCTGCGGACGTCTTACAAATATCGCGGTGCAACCATCAAGTCATACAGGGACTTTGATGATAAAATCGGCGAGTATGGCAGAGTGATGCTTTGCTATGGTCGGAAGACAGATGAAAGCGGAGAAGAAATTATTCGAGAAGAGACTAAAGACGGTCGGGTCACATGGTGGGTCCCAACTCGTCAGAAGTAATGTAAACAATATGCAGCAGTGATTACAATCTATACAGGAGAATAAATGGACAATACTTTTACACTTTCAGATCATGCTATCGTTCGTATCGTTGACCTACTGCAGCTTGCGATGCTGACTGGCACCGACATCATTGATAATTTGCGGACCCTTCGTCTCTCGCAAGACGGATCTAAGCTTACCATTAGTAATGAGGACAACGAGAACTTTATTGCTGCTGTCGCTCGACTTGAAGCTCGTGCAAACGAGATTGTTGAAGAAAGCATGCAAGGTGACAATGTCAACTGATAAGCTCAATGAGATGTTTGAATTGCAACAGCAATTCATGCATATGCTTTGCGATCGATTTGAAGGATATTATCCTGCTTGGCCAATTGATGTAACAAAGAAAGAGTCACAGACCCTGCTTCGTGATGTGACCTTGAAAGGTGTGGAGGAGATGTTTGAGGCACTTCAAGAGCTAAAGAATGCAAAGTCACACCGCCAGACTGATGTTCCTGACCTCGATCGAGATGCATTCCTTGAAGAGAATGTGGATGCCTTGAAATATTTCTTCACGACACTGATGCTTGTTGGTATCACACCAGATGAGCTTCATACAGCGTATGTCAAGAAACACCAAAAAATTTGCAAAAGACTTCAAGAAGGATACTAGACTTTTAGCTCCTTGCTGACGGTTTGTGTGGCGTCACCATACTTACCGTCAGCATGCCAGTTATTACTAAACATGAAGCTGAACTAAAAGACTTTGTCGTTGTTAAAGACAAGAAGACAAGCGCTATTTCTAAGATTATTGCGCCGCACTCACTCCAAATTGGAATTGACGGGTTTAAAAACAATGGAAGCGGGCTCGTTGTTAAAGGTAACGAGACAGTTGAAGGCAGCTTAATTGTTAAAGGCGGCGTTTTAGGAGCTTTAACACTTCCAGATGGAAGTCTGGCAATAAAGCCTGGCAATGGCGTTAATGTATTTAATTGCAAAAATGGATCAGTAATTCTATCACTTGCTGATGATTACGCCCCATCTACAATATCTGTTGCGCCACGCAGCGGTTTAGTTAAAACCGTTGTAAGTGGCGCAATTTTTTTATCAATTAATAGCAGCTCATTCCCAGACTTCACAAATCCTGTCAAGTTTAATCAAGGACTCTCTGGATCTTTGACAAAGTTGTCTGATGGATCTTCATATTTGAATGCCGGTTCAGGCATTGCAATATTGACTGCGTCAAACGGATCTATAACAATATCTTCAACAGAAACACAGGCCGGCGTTTCATTCAGTTCAGAGCTTGTTATGAACGGCGAGATCATGGGTGGAATGGATGGCATAAACAAATCTTTTACTCTTCCAGATGAGCCAGCAAATCCAGCAAGTTTTATGCTCTGGCTTAACGGCCAGCTCTTGACCCAAGGTTCTGATTACTCTATTTCTGGTCAGGGTTTAACATTTCTTGCAGATTTTGCTCCTGCTGAAACTGACATCTTAAGATCAATGTATTCCAAGCGCGTTGTCTCAAAGAGCTACGCACTGAGCGAAAGTCCTGCACAAACTTTTTCATCAGGAAGCATGCTAACTGGAATAAAACTCTCAAAGAAACCAGAGCCTGCAAGTTCATTAATGCTTTTTCTAAATGGACAGCTTTTAGCGCAAGGCGCTGAACTTGATTATAGCTTACAAGACGAGACTGTCACTTTCAACAAATCTATGTTCACGGCTGACACTATTCTCACAACTTATTGCTATGCGACTTGAACATTCTTGTTGGCGTGGCCTTATTTGTAATACTTAGACATGAAAACGAGAGAAGTAAAATGAAGAACTACACAACATCTGATCTGGCCCTGGCGGCATTTCTGAAAATGCGCGGACGCAAGCTTGTTGCAGCAAGCAAATTTCCAAATGGAAGATTTCTTTTTGAGTTTGATGATGATGGAAGTTGCGCAAGCCTGGCACTTGAATTTGTCAATGGCGAATTTAGCGCATATGATGCCCAAGTTCGCGCAATCAAGAAAGCCCTCTACGGATCGTAGGAAAAGTTTGGTGATAATTTCACCAGTTGGTTTAAGATTATTTAATTTGTAGTTAATTTATTTTCATTTATTTTTGAGATTGGCCACTTTTTGTTCGATTCGTGTATATTTATATTCGATGAACGCGGTGCCGTGTCCTGATGACACAGCACAGAGCGCCAGTTAAGTTTGATTAGAGAATATCGATCTCGACTCCCTAATAATGGTGGGGCCGGAGACGAATTTTTAGTTCTCATCAAAAGGAAAAAACATCATGTCAATCAAAATATACTCAGGCTCAATGGAAGCTGGCGTTTCAAACACAAAGCTGCGCGTCGAGCAGATCAAGTCAGAAGACAACTTTACCTCACTCTCAGTTGACCTCGAAGCCCTCCGTGGTCAGGTCAAAGACATCATCGGATCAGCTGACTACAAAGAAGAGATCACCGGTGAATACGCCAAAGTGCAGATTGTGGACCTCGCGGCTCACCTTGATGCATCTGGCGCATCTTCACTTAGCGTGAAGCAAGCTGCAAATGTTGTTGGTGCTTTCTCAGTTAACACTGACAAGTTCACAATCGCAGCTGCAACCGGTAACACAATGGTCAACGGAACCTTCAATGCAAAGGGCGCTGCCGATCTCGACAGCACACTGAACGTTGATGGCGCTGCTGATATGAAGAGCACGCTTTCTGTTACTGGCTCAGCTGACTTCCTCGCGGCAGTCGTTGCCCGTAGCACATTCAACGCAGTTGGCGCTGCCGATCTCGACAGCACACTGAATGTTGATGGTGCTTCTGACCTTCACGGTGCAGTCTACGCTTACAGCACATTCCGTGCTGACGGCGCTGTTGACATCAATGCTGCCATGGACGTTTCAGGCTCTTCTGACCTTCACGGTGCAGTGAAGGCATATGGCACACTCGAAGTTGATGGCGAATCAACCCTCGCGTCAGCGATTGTCGAAGACTTGACAAACACTCGCGTGACATTTGCCGGCGCAGGCGGAGCACTTGTTGATGACGCCAAAATGACATTTGCAAGCGGTGTTCTCACCGTGAGCGGATCGACGTTTAGCAAGGACGTCACAATCGCTGGTAACCTTACTGTTCAAGGTGCAACAACCACTGTTGACACACAGAACCTTATCGTTGCTGACGCGAAGATTGTGATCTCAAGCGGTGGAATTGTTGATG